CTAACTACTTTAATCGCAGATTCATTATATCCAAATTGTTCCAAAACGTCAATTATAATGCCACTTACTGCTTCACCAATTCCTAACGGCATAGACTGATCAAAATTTCCGTAATCTCCTTCAATAATCTTATCGGAGAAATCAACAAAATCTCTATATAATTGATCAGCATCCGTATGCATGTTTATTCCGACAGCAGTGCAAAATATGTCTCCATGTCTAACCATCAACGTGTAGAAAGGTGCAAGAAACATTCTTGCCACCAACAAGAAATCAAGAGGAGACATGTAAAATAAACGTGTCTTACCTTGAAGTGCTTTTTCTAAAGGTCTTGGTTCATCTTTAAGTGCGCACCTGAAAACAGGATGACACACAGATCCAGACTCATATCTCTCAATCATGTTACGAACTCTTAAACGAACTTCAGGAACTGCTTCACGATATTCTTCAGTTATCAACTCCAAATATTTAAACTTACCTCCACTATATCCAAAGCCACCAGATGTGGCAGCATTAACTCGCCTTACAAAAGGGTCATGATCAACACCATTTATAGCTTCATCTAAAGTTAAAGGAGTTAACTTTTCATAACCCAACGTCTTAAGCTCATTGACAATTCTTGTTACTAAACAATGTTTAACAAGTCTTAAAACTGAAGAGTCCAAAACAGGTTTACTCTTAGTAATCTTCCTCATTCCTATATTATATGGTGATACATATTCATCATTAACGATTTTTGGTCTCATCAAAGGAGGTGCATAAATTTCATAATTTTTGCAACCCACTTCGTTAACAAAATATTGTTCAATTGCACTTGCTATACGAGTTTTCTTAAGATTTGAGCGCGTGTTTAAAATCACGGGACCACTAACTTTACCCAAATATTCAATGTTTGGCAAGTGTTCAAATCTTGTTATTGATTTATAACCTGGCTCTTCAAAGTTGCAATTGTCCAGTGTAATAGCTCCAATATCTTTAACCTCTCCTGATTCTGAAGATATATTAAAGACACATTTAGCATCCATCTTACGAAGTGCATCAACAATTTCATGTTTCCGTATCCATTTACCAACACCATAATCACTCTTGGAATCACCTGCCATATGGAAACCGTGTATGACATAACCATTGCCACACTCACCAATGATGGGCAAGCCACACATTCCAGCCTCATGTTTCACTTCATATGACATATAGTCTACTACATTTATATATCCAATAAATTTGTCACGAACGGATATATCACCTTTAAAAGTTTGTCCAAAAAGACTTTGACCCGCAAACATGCCTCTGAATCTTGTGTTAACATCATTGTCGCTAAAGTGTCCAAGTATATCCTTAACCTGGTTACCAAACATAGCAACCAGCAAAACATCATCACATACTTTAACCGCTTCTGATTGTCTAATTCTATGTTTAGCCCAACCTGAACCTCCAAGATGAACTCCTTTACTTGTTGACATTCTTATAGTAATAGTATCGTGTCCTCTCCAAGCATGTTCATTCATCAAGAAGTAATAACCCTTGACTCCAAGTACATAGGTTCTCCCTATCTTGCCTCCCTCGAAATCAATTTCGCAGTATCGTGCGTTGCCTATGGCACAATTGTGCAATGATGCACAATCTCCAGTATGGACAACTCTGTTCTGGACTCGAGAGGAGTAATCTGTCATATTATTGTAGGGGAAATTTTTTCCATGTATGGGCACCTTGTGTTGAGTAGCACCACAATGGAACCGTTCATAATACGCATCGCTTTTTTGCTTGTCATCATCAGATTGAAATTGTAATTTTTTACCAAATATCGCATTCAAAATAGACTTACCTGTATAAAAACTAAGACATACTGTAACAACTCCAATCGCACATGCGATAGCTTTCTCATATTTTCCATCCCTAATAAAAGGGTTATATGGACCACCATAAACAAGGTAGCACAATCTCTTCTTACATGCACCTGCCTTAGAAATTATACGATCATGAAAGTCATCAATCTTTCTAACTAGTACTATTTTAAATATTCTTCTCTCATTAACTTGAGAAAGTATAAGAAGAATAACAAGAAACATATAGCGTCCTGTAAT